ACCATGTGTACTTGATTGGTCAGAGCGGTCAAATACATCAACCTATTATTCTTTCGGGCAATGTCACTGTTAACCCAACATCAGGTACATTAAACAATAACCATTTTAGTATCACTGGTTTAGAGATTGTGGGTGGTACAAACGGTAAAGCGATTTATGTAACAGGTACAAGTCCATTACGATTAAGTCTACAAGATGTATGGATTACTGCTAACGGTACCGGTGCAGGCTTATATCAAGACAATTCAGGCACAGGCACATATACTCATGGTGGACCACTAAAAGTAAGTCACAACGGTAGTGGTGATGTGTATTGCTTTAATATCCTTAACGGTACAGCAAGTTTTGAAAGTGTAGAAACATCAGGTGCTACCCAAGTTGGTGCCGCAGGCCCAGGTGCTACACTAACATTCAATAACTCACAACTTGATGCGAACGGTGATGTAGTAGTTGAAACATATGGTAATGGTATATTAGTTGTAACTAACTCTGTTATCAAGAACTCACAAGCAAACGGTTTTGGTATTAAACTGAATGCGGTTGCTAATGTAGCCGGCACAGTGAGCGTCGGACAAAGTGCATTCAATGTTCCAGCTGGTACAGGTCAAGCAGTATGGTTAGATCCTAATACTACAGTAGGACTATCAGGGGTATTTGCTTGGGGAGGTGTTTCATTCTATCCCAGTACTAACACAACTATTAATCCATCAATAATACCCGGGCCATTAGCGACATTAGTAGGAACCATTGCAAGTCCTATACTATATGGTGATATCACTTCGTATGCTGTAGCACAAGATTGGGACTTACTTGACAACAATGCTAGTGCATTGAGTTTTGACACTACAGGTAAAACAGGTATTATTAATATCGTAACTACAAATAGTAGTGAAGGTGTAACTATGAGTGGTTACGCTAATGTTACAGGTAATATTACTGGCGGAAATGTGATAACAGCAGGGGTAGTTAAATCAGGGGCATTTGTTACTGGAAACATACCGGCTGCTGCAACTGCAGGTGCAGGTTCAAGAGCATTTGTTACAGATGCGACACTAGCAACATTTGGATCACTGTATGTAGGCGGAGCAGCCAATGCAGTACCGGTATATAGTGATGGTTCTGCTTGGTTCATCGGTTAATAACAATAGAACCCATTAAAAATGCCCCTTCCGGGGCTTTTTATGTTTTAACCTTTTTGAGCATATAGTCAGTGTACTTTGACATACACATTGCGGGAATTTCCAGAAACGGATCCTCTAGATGAAAGGGGCAACCTACTTTCCAAGTATTATGCTCCTTAAAAAATTTCAACTCTTTCAGATCAGTGACACTAGTTGGATCAAAGTTTCTACGAGGATTGAACTTACGAGCAAATGCATGTAGTACTGACATATCAATCTTTATTCACGCGGCAAGGCTGCGGCTTCTACAATAATCGCACAAACCTCAACTAGAGAAGGGCACATGATTTTAGCAGTTTTCCACTGGTCATTTGAATCACGACCGGACACTTCAACCATGAAGCCATTATCGTACAGATTGACCATTAGATTGTCACTACATTTTGTAAGTTTATCAGAGAGTTTCATATTTTTCCTTTGTTGAGGGTGGGGCACATAGCCCCTCTATTTATTATTAAGCGGTAACACCTGCTTCAGCAAGAATTTGCTCTACTGAAACTTCTTTGGTAACCTTCTTAGCGCGGGCCTTGATGTTAGCAAGGGTAGGCTTTGCCTTAGTCTTTGCGACTTTGACTTTTACTGTACCTTTGCTTGCTTCCTTTGTTTTATCAGCAAGAGAATCAGCGATAGTTGCTTGATCACCGGGTGATTGAAAGTCTGCATGAGTAGCCAGATAATTCAGAGCCTCAATCTTAGTCATTTCACTGGGCAAGTCCACAAAGTCAACACGAGTATGTCCACCTTTTGTAAACAGCTTGATACGGCGAATCATATCATCAGTAAAACGAACCTTAGTATTACCATTGTTAGTAGTAATACCAGCGACTTTGAAAGTTTGTTTAGCCATTTTGTTTCCTTTAAGTTAAGCTAAGTTGAAAAATGCACTGATATTACTCAGCACTGTTATAATGATAACACAGATTGGCATTGTTGTCAATCGCAATGTTACCCGTTATTCTTACAGTCCTGTAATATCTACAGTGACTTCTTTGTGACCAGTTTTGCTTTGAATGAATTTCATTCCTTGATGACCAGCAATTGCGTCCTTGATGATTGGGGATACATCATGCCCAACACCATCACGTTTAGATGCGGGTTCGAGGAATTTACCGATGAATGGGCGAGTAACTGTTGATGTTTCACCACTTGCGAGTTTAGATTGAATCAATAACAACCCGTTTTCTACGATAGCAGTTTCCAGTTTACGTTGATATTTTGCTTTAGACATATTGTATCCTTTAGAGAGTTTAAAATTAAATTTTAACACCAAAATAGTTTATTGTCAACTATCATTTTTCCCGTTTTAGAGTAAAATCACACATGATTTGCTGATTCGGACATCAGCAAACGACCATACATGGCCCGAGCCATACCAATTGCCATAAACGGATTATCCGCTTGAATATGGACACGACCATAACCTGCACCTGGTTCATCTTTATACTTTACGAAAACCCAATATGTATTCATATATTACCTTTCAATGTAAACTTACTTAGGACATCTTTTGCAACAACAAGTTCATCAACAGGATCATGGAAGTCAGCTATTGCCAAATTCAAGTGTGTTCCTACATTACGCACAACCTGGAGAACATATTCTGATTCTTCCGGACCAAGCATTGCAAAATATTTTTTCAATTGAGCTTCGTTCAAAGAAGTCAAGAATTCAAAAAAATTGATTTTATCTTGGTTCATTATTCTACTCTAAAATATTTTGCAATCTCCAACACCCAGGCTACTCCCGTTTGCTGGTTTGGTTCATCCTCAAACATAGCATCCCCTGAATAACCACACATTAAATACTACCATATTGATTATAATAGATACTATTGCAATAGTGTGAACAATAGTAAAGTTACTGTTCATTCTTCAACTCCGAAATATTGTTTAATCATTTTAGCACAACTATCGGCAGTTGCTTTGGTCTTGCGAGCCATTTCACCAGTGTTGGTGATTTCAGCCTGAATAGCAATAAACTCACATTTTTCAGCACATTCTAGAATAATCAACTGGGCGAACTTTTTACAAAACTCGTCGGGAATATTCCAAGCACCTGGCATATCTTCAATAGCCTTATCAGCAAGTTTTAGAATTCGTTCGTTCATACTCGTGTGTTCCATTTTTTAATTGCTTCCTCTTTAGTGTCAGCGGACATTTCACACCCGCATCCACCGCTAGTTGTGGGGCAATGAAAACTGTAACACCATTGTTCCGGAGGCACTTCTCTGAATGAGAGATATGCCCTCCCATACTCCATATCCTTCCAGCCGATGGCGTTAGGGTATAGGGTGTCGCCATTTTCAATGTCAACTGCGTGACCGCAGAACGGGCAAGGTTGCATTATTCAACTCCGAAATGTTGTTTAATCTTTGTTGCCCCACGATCATACAGATCCTGCTCCGACTGAGTATAAACTTCCATTGCGCCGTTGAGATAAGCTGCACATTCCAGAACAATCAACTGGGCGAACTTTTCTTTATCAAACACTTCAAAGGTAAGTGGATTGTAAGGAGTAGGGCCTTGAATAGATGTAGCCTGTTTAGAAAGTTGTTGAATTCGTTCGTTCATTTAGTTCCTGTAAATTTAAGCAGTAAGAATATAATCTTTATTCCAAAGACCCACGTTCACATCAATGTACCATCCCACATCAAAGTAATCAGTTTGAATGTCGCTACGGTCATGATTACCAGTATTCATTGCAGCAAAAACTTCCTGCATAAATGCAAGTGCAATGCCGCTGAAATGATTTTCATAGTGATAAGGATTCACACTAAGATATTTTTTTGCAGGAATGAAACCACGATCAACTTGATAGGGGTCAGCACCAACTGTCTCATTGAGGTTACCAATAAAATCAATAGCACCCATCTTGATATTCAGCACAAAGACAGCATTATTGCGTACAGCAAGTGAACCTGTGACATTGTACTTTTTCAGGATAGCCTTGATAGCTGGAGCTCGTTCTGCTTTGCGGTCTTGATCAAAATATGCCATTTAGAAATCCTTTAATTAACTGATTAAGACTCTATTATATACCCAAACCCATTTAATGTCAACCGTCAGAATTAACTGCATCGTCAAGACTTGAATCTGCCAGATCCTGTTCATACTCCAGAACATCATAAACAAAGTACACGGGGATGCCCAGTCGTACAGAGATTGCTGCTGGTGCATAGTCCGCAGCCAGCATATCACGGATAGTGAAATCCAATTCAGCCATTTTGCTCATTTTGATGTACTCACATTAGTTTTAACCAAGATACCAACCAGCACCATAATGCCCCATGCTTGGAGCCAAGACACTTCATTGACACCAGTAACGGCTCCAACTAGTGCGTTATTCCAAAGCCACATCACGGGCCAACTCAGTAGCAAACTTAGAAATACACCAAGACCAATTGCAGTTAAAACCATTGTTTTCATAATTTACTCCTTAAGCAGTAGAAAGCATATTAACGGGCACTCTCCAAGTATTCACAGGGCCAGTTCTGACGATAACAAACTTGCGATTGATTTTTTGCACATCGCCGGTGAGTGTAATCCCAGTTCGGTTACTCGTGAATTTCACTTTAGTACCGACTTTCAGGGTGTACTTAGTTTGTTGTCCAAGTTGAGCCCGAGCAAAACGAATTGCATCACCGATGCTATTCAATTGTGCATCAGTAAAGTTACCAGCAAGAATAGCACCGTTGATTGCAGAAATGTCATTCATATAAACTCCTTTAATTAACTGATTAAGACTCTATTATATAGCCAAACCCATTTAATGTCAAGCCTGATAACTAGAATAGTTACGGATTTTGCTTTGCTTATTGGTGTGACTTTCGTTGAATTTTATCTCATACCCGCGGTCGCGCAGGGTGTTAACCAGGGTTCGCAAATCGCAGTCCTCTTCCAAGAAAGCATTAGCACCTTTTTGATAGCTGTAATGACTAATCTTGTTGGCAATACCAAGTTTAACCAACTTAGCTTTGGGGAAGCGGGCCCACGCATGACCTGAGTCAGAAAAAACTGTGATAGAGATTTTTTTAGCCATTTTGTAGTCCTTTAATTAACTGTCTAAGTATGTATTATATACCCAAAATCATTTACTGTCAACCTTTTTAGGCAGCAGTAAGTTGGACTTGCAGCCCTTCCCAAGTACCAGCAAGGCCGCTAGCACATTGATCGGCTGCACCGATACCAGAACGGATACCCTCAAGCGCATCCAATGCCTTTTGAGTAGCAGCATTGCACTTGGAAAAATCACCAACCCCGTTACGAATCTGTTTGACAGTAGCATAAAAACATGCAGGACCGACAATAACACGAAATTTTTGAGTCTGTTTGTAACGCTTGATAATCATTCAATAGTCCTTTAATCAATCTAAGTATCTATTATATACCCAAACCCATTTAATGTCAAGTTTTGGGATTACGCAACCTTACGAAAATATTGATAGGGCAAGCCCAGAACATAGCACAGATGTTCCCAGTCGCCGGGGAAGTCGCTAGCGTCCATGATCCAACGCAATGCAGTTTCACGGTCACATGCACCTATTCCGATAATATCGGTAACATGTTTCTCAAACTTAACAACCGCCTCTGATTCGGCAACCTTACGCTGGGCTTCTTCACGCTCAATCACAACTTGCAACCTTGCAAACTCTGCTTGAAAGTCCTCAAGGGTCCAAGTGCTGGTGTCAATACAACGAGGGCGAACACCATGGGCATCCTTGTACATATCCCAGAAAATAGTCTGAGCCTGCTCCAAGTCAGACATTTGTTCCCAAGAAGTGAATTCAGACATATTTGCTCCGTTAATCAATCTAAGTATGTATTATATACCCAAAATCATTTAATGTCAAGCAATTAACGCTATTTCACCAATGCTGCACGAATGATTGGGGTTGTTCTTTGTGTTATTTCATACGCACTACCGCCTTGCCCTATGCAGACATATATATCACGCAACGCCTCGCGCAGCTCCTCATTTTCCTTGTCGGCCTTCACAATCCGTGCGTAGTGCTTGATTAGCGCATCGGCTACGGCTTTATCGGTTCCATGCTCGGTTTCGTAGTGCCCACCATCACCGTGCAGGATTGCAAGCAATTCACCAAGATTCTGGGACAGTGCAGCGCAGTCCGCAGCACTGACAGCAGCGGCGTGGGCTTTCATGTCCTTTCGTGTGTACTGCAAAAGATCACCACCATAGCTGGTGGCTCCGCTTTCGTGATACCAAGGCTCAGGCAGTGGTACTGTCATGCTTCTTCCTCCCTAATATCCAGAACAGCAGGAGAAATAATCCCCCCAATGTGCAAAATGAACAGCAAGATGAATCTCGCCAATCCGTCACCTTTTGGATCCAATGGAGCCCACACGGTCTGTCCGGTGAAAGCGTAGCAAATAAGGCTAACAACACTCAGGGCGCACCAGATGTATGCAAAGTATGCGGCGATCTTCATGTCATGTTACTCCCAATTTCCGCAGCAGCGTGGACGATGGCGCGGCGGGTTACTTCACATTGCTTGTCCTGTGAAACCTCCGCGAAACAGATATCGGTTGAGATAGGTAGACGCAACTGAACCGCTAACCGCAATGCGGCACCGTCGTCAGTGAGTGGGTTCCACTTTACTCTAGTACCACTGCCGCTAACATAGACATTCAAGCCGTCAAATTCCCATCGTGTGATCACTTGCCAACCACAAGCCTTCGCTGCAAGTTCCAGTAATTCTTGGTTGTTCATGTCAACTTTCCTGTTTAGAATGTTTGGATTTACGATTGTACAATACTTTGGATTGGACAACCTTAGGTTTGAACGGTGTGTTGTTTTGAAACAACATACGATGAGCCCTGTGTTTGGGCTGTTCAACAGTGAAAGAGAAAATTTGCTTTTTCATACCCGTAGTATAACATATTCTCTATTTATTGTCAACTAGACTTTTTATAAACCACTGTTGTGTCAGAACTTTTGGAATTCATTGCAGTAGTTTGATTGCTTTGTCTTTTGCTACTTATCACATTTAAAATGTCAACCTTGTCATATCCAAATTCATTGTGATATTTTAAAACATCAATATTCATATCACGATTTTTTACCTTACCTACATTCCAACAACTAGTTCCATTAACAGTTAAATGTTCACTACTCAATTTAATTATCTCACGTAAGAATGAATCGGCCCAATCTTGGTAAGTTGGTGTGTTAGATATTGATTGAGTTTGTTCATGTGTATAAACTTCTAAATCAAAGTAAGGAGGGCTTGTCAATACTAAATCTACGTTAGGTAAATTGTATTGTTTCATATTACGAGCATCATCACAAATTAATGTAACTTTATTTTGTATGCCTAAGAAACTAACCATACTCATTAGATTGTTATATGTCGTTGTGTTGGGTTCAAACGCAATATATTGTACACCGTAACTTACTGCACCTAACATACGTCCTCCCCAACCAGCACACGGGTCAAGAACAATTTCAGGCTTGTACTTAAGACAAGCTAGCTTCATCATCTGTGGACGATACATTGTGTTCTTTGTCAAACCACAACAAAAGTAAATCCCACGTTTCAATTCACTAAGGTACGGTGTGCTATGTGATTTACGATTCCAGCGCAATATCTTTTCCAAGTTAGGCGGAGTCCAAAGACTTTTAAAACTATTACCTGTTCTACTTTCAATATCATAAAAGTTAGGACAAAAATATTCACTTAGTTTCATCCCCATACGTGATGTAGAATTAATGTCATTACCGGTGCTAGTCCATTTACAAAGATTATTCCAGTCTTTATTTAATTCATCATCAGTATACTGAGGATAATAGCTTGTTTGTGATAACTCTACAGCCAAACTAAGAACGGCGGCATCAAAATCTGTATCAGACAGATTTCGGGTTGATAAACGTTTGTTTAAAACATCAACTAGTTTTACCATTGAGGTGAGATTCTAACATAATTTGGTGTGGCTTAGAAAGACAATTCGTAGCATATGCTACGTTTTTGTTATAATAATGGACTATCAACTCATCAGAGTCATAATTACTATAACCAAAATGAAGTACTTTGCGATTAGTTCCCTTTTCTATTTGGTTACATAATTGTTCTTTTAAATGTTCAAAAATAACTGATATAGGAAATTCTACAATATAAATCAAATGAGAGTGATAAAACAAACTACAAACCATATCATAGTCTTTTTTCTTTTCTAATAATTTAAATGTCATGTCATTAAAGTTTCCACTATGGGTATTCATTTTTTGACCTTCCTTTAAATATCTAGGCTTTACTTCTTTTAGTCGTCCTGTGTTAGTATCTATTCCATCGGCACCATGTTTTTCTGAAAATGATTGATAACCTAAATAATTTATGGTAATTAACTCACGTAAAGTTGAAGAATTATTATCAGATGCATGATTTAAGAATAGATTCTTGCAAATTTTAGATTCAGCATTAAATGCTTTAGTATTACCCAAAAAATATTGGGTTGCAAATTCTAGGCTTTCGGGCTCGTAAGTATAGTTCATATATAGTTAGATAGTTAGATAGTAAATTCAACCCTAGTGACGTTTTTTGTAGTAAAGCTACGCCATTCTTTTAAGTCATTATCAAACACACGAATACTAGTGGTTGATTCTTTGCGAGGTTGCTTCCCTTCTGCTAATGGGTTTGTTTCAACTACAGGAAGCAATTCAGGTTTCAATGTACAGTTCATCACCCGTTCAGTTCCATCCTGCTTAGTGAATGTAACTGTGGTACTTTCATTTATCTTAAGCATACCATTCAACCATTTGGCAAACTTGTTCCATTCTTTGTCACCCCAATCTTTGGTTGGGTTTTGCGGAGTTGTTAGTATTTCAAGTGTTTCCATTTTGTTGTTCTTCCCATGTGGTGAAAAAACTTTTCATTTTCTGTTCTTTGTTCCAGTCTTTAATGTAATCATTGTCTTGGTCGCACATTGCCAAGGCTTCTTTCTTGGAAACAACACGATGACTAACAATCTGCTCACCAAGAAATTCTTGGCTGAATTCTTTAGCTTCACTCATTGTTACTGTATCTAATGCCCATATAGTCTCACCTCTGGGCACTTCCACCATATATCGTTGACGGAATGTACTTACACATTCAACCAACACCCACTCAGTTTCCTCGGATGCTTTCTTGGCAAAACTAAATGTTCCGTCTTTATTATCTTTCCACTGTAACACATCACCAATTTCAAATCCATTTGATTCCATTACTTCATCTGGCAATGGTAAAATCAAGTCACCTGTATCTGGATCTTCTTGTAGTGTAGCAACCCAAGAGTTGTCACCTGTCTTGACCCAACCGTGTTCAAGATTACTAGATTCAATTTTAGATTCAAGTTTTTGAGATTTTTTCATAATATTTCCTTAATTAATTAACATACGAGCAAGACCAACACAATCAATAGTTACAAGTAAAGCATAGTTGGCAATCATGCCAAATGATTTACGACTATACGCACAACAACCAAACATAACACATTGAGCAATAAAAATAGGGTACAAAATGATAAGAGGCGGAGTCGGTACTGTAAGCGCCATAGTGACCGCACATCCGATACTAAGCATCCAAGCTGTAACTTCAACGACAAAACGAAAAGGGTTTGTTGAATAGTCATGGTTGATGTACTTGAGTATATTAGGTGCGATTAACTTCATGTTCGTTAATTACTTGCTGCAATATTACTTCAACCATCTTATTCAATGTGATATCACGCTTATGTGCTTCCATTGCCAATTGCAACATGGTATCACTGTCTAAATCAATCGGGATTGAAATACGAGTATCAAAAGGGTCACCGTTAAACATAGCTGTGGCCTTTTCAATAAAATCTTCTGCTAAATCGCAGTCGATCCACTTTACATCATCCCATGCTTGATCAGGATCAATTTTGCGCTGTTCAGCTTCGGAATAGTAAACATCTAGGTGATCTGGATTAAGCCAACGATAGGGCTTTGGTTCATCATCGTTCACTCGGTTCATGTTTGGACTAACTTCTATTGAATACACAGTATGATTTTCTGTGTCAAAAACTACATAACCATGTGCATAGTCACTGGTATAATCTATACTCCGTGCATTAGGGCCATAACAAGCCCAACAAAACTTACCTCCATTGGAGATTTGATGTTTAAATATATTGTTTACTGTACTTAGTTTCATTTTATTTTCCTTTGTAGTGTTCAAGAATAGGTTCAATATCGTTATTATATATCTGTTCCATCGTTTTGTAAAGCATTATGGCATCCTGCTCTGTCATACCACTTGTCCAAGTGGGATCATCTGGTTCTTTACGCAACCCATAATCATGTCTATAAGTATAGCACATGCTGTTGATGATTTCTGCTTTAGTTTTCATAAAAATTTCAATCCAAAAAATACTGCATCTTTTCTTTCAGCGAATTTAAAAACGCTGCGGTATCGGTTTGCTGCGGTTTTAATAACATAACCACTGGTAGATTTCTTTTTACACCACGCAATAGCAAGATTGACTCTATCTACATAATCAAAATGCTGTTCATTATGACTGATATTTATTGAAATACAGTAGGGATGTTCCCGTTTATTTTTTCTTCGCTGTGCTGAGTTCATAGTTTAAGCAGTGCCCACATTGTAGTTTTTTCCAAATCACTTTCAAATTCTGGATATACAGTTTTTAGTTCATGCTCCTTGATCAATTGATAACCTTTATTTTGTTTTTCTCTGACCAATTTATCTAAGTCCCATCCGTCACGATCCATTTTAGTTTGCAGTTTCTTACCTCTACGACCCCAGAAAATCAATACATTAGGACAAAAATTTACGGAGAAATCTGCTAGATAGATAGCACCCCAAACTTTGTCAGATCCATCTTCTTTGTTCCAACCAATAAATTTATAGTCCATCATTCGTCAACTCCGTATTCAATTTGAAGATCGTACAATGCTCGGCGAACCTTTTCAGACACCGGGCGATACTTAATCGGATGAATGGAATGATAGGACCAATTCATACCGTCCCACATTTTACTAGCGGTGAGTAATTTATCAACTTCTGATAGAATTTGAAATCTGGGATCAGCCCACATTTTGAGTACATCAGCAGAAACGCTTGGTGTGGGCTTTTTATAAGCATATGGACCTTTACTACAGACATGAGCAACATCAAAGCCCGGATAAGTGTCACCGCAAAATTGACAAGTAATCGTGTTCATTCTTCCTCTCCGTAAAAATGTTCTCTAATGGCCACATAACTATCAACACCACACTGGACATAACCATCCCAATGCGTATCCTTCATCATTTCTTTATCTTCTAGTACAGGCAGATATTGTTCTTCAACCTGCCGCATACATTCTTTAATAATCAGTCCGGTGAACATTTCCAATGCTGGTTCACTAAAGGTATATGTGATGCCCAACTTTTCATCTTTGTCTCTACGATTGGCCCAGATGACAGCTAACTTTTCAATTCGTTTGTTCATTCTTCCACCTCAATACTGTTCAGTTCATAGTATTGTACACTGTTAGCATACTTTGTTGCTGACTCCAATGTGTAGGCACAGTGTACCATCAATGCCGTTACTTTATCAACAATGGCCTTGGCTTGCATTCGTTCAAACTCAGCATTCGCCTTGTCGTATGAATCGTAGGCTTTGATCATGTGATAGCCCAAGTCCACAGTTTCACAAATTACCCATACTGTTTTCATTCTATAACCTCAAATGTAATTTTCACCCGAGAACCTACTGGCAAATTGTCGCTGAACCAAAAGTATTCTTCTGGCAAACTGTTCTTTGAATGATCAAACAATGCTTCAAGACGATTTAGCATGGTCAAGTTCTTTGCTGTTTCCGCATCATCAAACAATGTCATTTCAAATTCTGTTTTCATTACTTGCTCCATTCTTTAGCAGTGTGGGGGCAAATCTTTTGTACCGGACACAAATCGCAGTACCAGTCACTAGTACTGAGAATGCAACCCCAAGGCTTAGGATCTTCCTGGCTCCATGGACGATCAATCGGCATCTCATCACAGATTTTTGTACACAACTTTTGTAGCTTACTGTTGGATAAAGCAAGTCGCGGTGTTTGATCTGACTTGAGTTTATCGTATTCTTCTTGCGTGAGAATGTATTGCATTATTCTTTAACTCCAAAAGTGTTCAATGCTGGCTGTAATGTGTTAATCAATTCAGTTTCACGAGCATGTGCAGGACGCTTGCCTCGCACAATTTCAATCATGCCGAATACAAAACGCTCGGCACCACGCTCACGCAATGCACAAGACAAACCCCAATTCTTCTGCTCAGTCAATGCCCGTTGCATATGTTTCTGCATACGACGGTTCAAAGTTTTACGCACATTTCCCGCGAAACTCATAGCAGTCAGACCAATATAAGTCTCTTCCGTTACTACATCTTGAATAAAATACAAGACTTGATTACGATCAGTTCTGCGTTTGCGGGTGTTTTTCAAGTTCATAAGTGTATTATATACCCAACCACATTTAATGTCAACCATAAGTTTCCAGTAAGGATGAGACAAAATCCGAGTCACTATCCCCAAGATCATTATCTGTTGTAAAAACACAACAGTCTCCGAACTTGGCTAGCTTGCGGCCTGCATCATCATTGTCACAAACTGATACAACCCGACGATTCAGACACGATAACCAGTTGCGTAAGTCGCTGTTGGGGTTGTTAGATAGCACGGCCAACGCACTAAATCCACGCTCAGTGAGTCGGGCCGCATCAAACACCCCCTCACACACAAACACGACTGAGGGGCTTAGATCCAGGCTCTCAACGCCCCAAACCGTGTGCGTGGGCCGGTTTCTGTATGTGAAATACTTACCTTCTTTGGGGTTATTTTGGGGCTTTTTCTTGCCTAGCGGGCGGTATTGCTGAAACCCAACCAGCTGTCCGCTTAGATTCCACAAGTAAAATGTAGCAACACCTTCTGCTTCATCAAGCACGGGCCGGTGAAGTTCCAAGTCTAGGTGACGCGATTTCAGGTGTTCTGTCAGCATACCCATAGTATACACCCTAAACCATTTTTTGTCAAATGGTATTTTTGGGAATTTCCTTGGGAGATTCGGTCAGATATTCATAGTTGGTAGTATCTATGTTTTCCCTGAAAATGATAGCCCCGTTCTTAAGATGGAATCTTCGGGCCATGCTTGTCTTAGGACTTAGTGTCACGAATCTTGTAACGCCAGGATATTGTGCTTGAATTCCTTTTACTGCTTGAATAAGTAGTTCTCTACCAGACCCCGGCTTATAGCTCCAAATAGTATAAAATGTGGCCGTCGTGGGCTCTTGGGTAGTTTTCTGTAAATCTTCTATTCCTGCAGGAACAAAGTCATGGAAGCTAACACACACTATTGCTTCTGGTTTTTGTTCTTCATCTGTTAATGCTGCTACCACTCTACCATCACTAACTCTAAAGTCAGTTGATATTTCAGGACGAACCGGATCATCTTTTATAAAAGACAATAATGTGTGTGATAGGTCAGTAATAAATTGAAACATGACATTGCTATTTAGTATTTTTTAAATATACTAATATTAATGTAATAAATAGATGCATGGAATGGAATGTTGGATTACAAAACTACAAAAAATGTTCACTTGAACTACATGAAAACTGTAACCATTTTACCACTGAGTTATTAGATGTAGATTTTGAACGAGGTAGAGATATTGCTGATATATTTTATGATCATTTGGCAAACAGACAAACAAAATATGTTGAGGTACTGTACAGTGGTGGATTGGATAGTGAATTAGTTCTAATGTCGTGTTTGCGTAAAAATATCCCTGTTAAAGCTATTACATTATTAATAAGAATTAACGGAATGATTATTAATACACATGATCTATATTATGCAGAGAAATTCTGCAGGGAACAAGATGTACCTCACACCATTCTAGAACTAGATGCTGTAGAATTTTTTCAAAGTGGAAAATTTTATGATTATTTAACACCGTATTATATATCAGAACCGCATATTGCAACACACATGTGGTTAATAGAACAATGTAGTCACTTTCCTATTATAGGAGGAGATTGGCCTTGGGTTCAAACTAACAAGGTTGATAAGATACTTTCACCCTTTAAACTAGAGTTTTCTAGTTATGAAAGATTTATGCAAGATAAAGGTATATATGGAATTGGTAATATGATAAGTCATAGCTTAGAATCCAGTTATAAAATAATGGAACTACATATACAACACCACGAAGGTTTTACTGGTAATGAAAATCTTGCCCAACTTAAACAAAGAATGTTCAGTAAACTTGAACCCATGATAGAGCCGAGGATAAAAAGTTTTGGTTGGGAAAACAATAAACAACAAAATTTTCATCTACACCTCTTTAGATTAGAACTATTTAAAAAAGTAAGGCTAACTACGCATCGTATAAAATGGGGCGCTACCATAGCTGAATTATTAGGTACTACAATAAAAGAAAATGATACATTTAAATGAATCCATTTGAATCATTCTCGCACGGATTAGTAACTAGTAAGATTTGGCTTTGTGAGGAGTTAGAAAAAGCCATTGGTAATAAAGAATTCCCCATACTTAATATTTTAGGGTGCTGGGACAATTTACTTGCTTTCATGCTGATTATAAGAAAACCTAAATATTATAAAATAATAAATGGATATGATTTAAGCGACGAATCTATCAATGCCGCAAATAAAATATGCGATACTTGGTTATATGAATCTACTAAAGTTGTTAATAAAGTAGTAGATGTTAATAATATAACTTTCGTTGATAGTAATGAAGTGTTTATTAATTGTAGTGTAGATCAATTTACATCAAATGAATGGTATGATAATATACCAAATGGCAGTTTGATGTGCATACAATCTAGTGACATGCCTATTGACAATGGCAGATGGGAAATAACTCAAAGTGTATCATCACTGGATGAATTGCTTAATAAGTACCCAATGTCAGAACATATTTTTAGTGGGGCACATTTAGTTGAATACTCAAATTGGTCATATACTCGCTTTATGATTATTGGCAAAAAATAAATTACCAGTTAAATATTTGCCAAAAAAATAGGACCCGAAGGTCCTATTTTAATTTACGCAGGTCTATACATAGATGATTTCAGTAAACCCTTCTGCTAGCGTAGGTTCTTCCCATCCTGAAATCATGCTTCGCATCACATAGTCTGGAATATTCTTACCAGAACGACTGGCTAAACGCTTGGCTAATTCTTCACTTTCAGGGGTACGACACACCACCGCAATATGCTCATAGTTAGGCAGCATGTTGAACTTCTTCTTACGGCTATTCACTGTGGTACTAGTTTGATCCCAGATAATGTCTTTGCCCGCAGTTCGTGCAGCTACTACATCCTGAGCCATTAGTTCCACTGCTCGTGGCATGTGTTCTTTGAAAACTTCATTGTATGTTTTGCCCATTAGAGTGGCATAATCTTCAACATGATTATCAGTGCTTACAAGAACACAATAAAGGGGCCAGTCTTGTGCTGCAACCCAGGTACTTTTACCTGATCCCGGCACGCCAATCAATTGATAACACTTCATTTTATGTTCCTTCAAAGCCACTTGCCACTAATTGTGTTTTTTAAACTCTCAATTTCTTCTGCCGCTTCTTCTAACAATTCGGCAATACGATCTGGTTTACCTTCAGCTACACTTTTGCGGCTTTGAATCTGCCTACGAATCTCTGCCCGCTTACGCAAGCGAAATACTAGGCTTTGTTGTTCCACGGGCAAGTGACTTTCATCATTTGCCATGTGTTCCTCAAATCGGTCAAATTCTTCGTTCATATTGTCTCCATATAATTACGCACCCACTCTAATCGTTCTTGCTCAGTCTTTGCAGTATATGATTCTATGTCAGCTTGGATTGCAGAAAGCAAAGGATAATATTCTTCATCAATTTGCTTCTTGAAATCCTCACGCATCAACTTGTCTGTTCTTGGATTACGGGCAACCCACTTGGAAGTCAAATAGTATGGGCTCTTGATCTTAAAAGATACTCCGTCATCAGTGTAAGCAACAAAACCTTCATGTCGGCATTCCTTAGCCATGTCTTGTAATCGTGCCATATTAGTTATTACGCTTTCTGGAGCAAAACACCCAAAGCTATATCCAAAGTTTATTAGCGCAAAGGTATCGTGCTGCACTGAGCTATGCCAGATATTTTCACGCCAGCCAAGAATGTACATACCTTCTTTTTCAGGAACAATGTGTGGGTCATTCTTATGAACGCACTCAAACATAAAAGTATAACCTTCATAACGCTTACAAACTTCAAGATACCGTGCTTCGTCAATCAGTTCACGAGCCATGTTAACATAGTCGCCATTGGTGCTACCAGTAGTAGACACCAACAGTTTACCGTTGTAAAATGTACATGCAACCATGAAACCGTTTACTTTGCGGTAAGCGGTAACCTTTGTATCTGGACTCAACACTGGTGCAGACTTTTCTATACCGTAGTTGTAGATTTTCTGGAATGGATAAGCAATCAGATTAAAGTCTTTATCAATTACTGATCCACGGCAGTGTTCTAGATACTCGTTCCACAGGTTATCGTAAAAAACTTTTTTGCGATATTTGAGCACAAAGATACCATCACCAGCAGGCTTCATAGAAACCAACCTTGGATTGTCTTCTACATATTGCTTCAATTCAGTTTTTAGCATGATGTCCTTTAATTTCACCCTTCATTGCGTCTTTGATAGCATCTTCCATTGAGATAGCAATCATACCAGTTGCATCCATCCCCATATCACGACAGCGGAACTTTTCCATTCCACTAGGTCCACCGTGCAAGTGACCGTGAAAATGTACAGCACCGCGATGCATCTGATCCCACTCAGCAATTGGATAATGAAACATAACAACTTTAGTTCCATTGTAGTTGATATCCAAATACTTGTGTACTTCTTTAAAGCACTTGCGGAATGTAGGATCGTTCAATGCTTTACGGTCATGATTACCTTCAACTAAAATTTTAATGCCGTTACAACGATTCATGTATTCGGCTGCCTTTTGAGCAGGCAAGAATGCTACATCACCCAAAATATAAACAAGGTCTGTGGGTTCAATTAAATCGTTCCATTCTCGAACCATTGCTTCGTTCATATAATCTACTTCATTGCGAAATCGTGCCCGTGATACCGGACAGAACTTCATAATGTTTTGGTGTCCCCAATGTGTATCAGAGGTTATCCATGTTTTCATTCTTTTTCTCTTTTCTGTGTGTCACGCTTTTGTGCCTGACGTTCTGTTTTCCAAAATACTCGCTTCCAATCTTTCAAGTGTTTCCACCATTGTGGAGCGGGGGAAAGTTGACCTTGATGTTTATGAGCCACATTATTCTCCTACAAATTCTTTGATACAGGTGAACTTGGTACTAGCAGGAACCCACTTAAAATGTTCACGCTTATGCTTAACTTTTTCAAAATCAAAGTTAACCATAAACCAGTCTTTGTCGGCACTGAAAGCTACATCACGCATAAATTTTACAACGTGAACCCAACGTCCGTCAAATTTTGCAACTATCATAGTACCTGCTCCTTATCTACGTGTTGTCGCTCCTATGCGACTTGCCTTATTCCATGTATATGCTACACCATCTGGACACTTGCCATCTACAATAGAATCTACACCGAACATACCGCACACTTCAAAATCGTTACTTTTAATGGTGACAAACTCATTCATCAATTTCGCGTGTTCCATTGCTAAAGCTAGTGACGGGAACGATTGCTCTTTTTCTTTACTTATTACTTGATACATAGATGTATTATAGCATAATCACCATTTATTGTCAATATATGGTAATACCCGGCGAACCGGGTATTTTAGAGAACATATACGTACTTTCGCAGAGGTATCCGCCGTGTTATAACTATTTAGCTTACGCTAAATCGTACCGACTATTCATCACGGCCTTAAGCATAATTGCCTCGGGGCTAAATGCGTCTGGGTCTGCACCTAATACACTAGCAGCAATTGCTGGAGAGAATCCTGACACAAGAGCGGTTCCGCTCTTGTCAAACTTGACTGGAGCGTTTCCGCTTGCATTCAAGTTCCAGAAAACTACCTTAGGCAATTCGTATCCTGCATCAGCATACTTACGGGCAATCATTTCCATAGCACTGTCATCATGCTTGACACATTGGTCAAATTGCATATCAGAGAAAATCATCAGTGTTTCAGGCATTTCTGATTGAGGCACATGATTCTGAACAGCCGTGTTAAGAATTTGAACGAACGCACCATGTAGATTTGTATTCATGCACCAATCAGAACCGACCATTTGGTCAATCTTTTCATTGATAGAACCCTTAAGGTTCATCAATCTTGGCTTTTCGCTGAAAGTCAAGAAACAGTCCTTGAACTTACCCTTGTTCTTGTCAGCAAAGTACAATCCCAATGATACCGCAATTTCTAGGCATGTGGTGTCACCCTTTTGGCCTGCCTTGCAACTCATGGAGCCACTAACATCAACTAGAGGCAACACGCTGGAGTCACCAACATAGTCAGGCAATGCATTCCATTGTGCTTCAATAGCACCCAACTCAGTCACTGACCAAGCAGTTACACCGTACCCACCGATACGACCCTTCAACACATCATGCGGGAAGATTGCGCCAGCATTGATCTTCACACCTGCTTCGCCCTTAACCAACTTAGTGATGTACTCAGCATAAGTTGCACCATGACGACCAAAAGCCTTCTTGTAACGACTATGCGCCACACTTGGAACGTGACTGTAATTGATGTTATCCCAGTCATTGGCACACATTTGTGTTTCAACAACGGTCGTCATACCAACCAAAGTTTTACGATATTGCTTTGGGCTCATACCGAAGAAGTCACGAATTTCAGCCGCGATCTTGCCCTTGCGAGGAGTCCATTTTCCTGCAAGGCCATTCTTTTGACGCAAGTGATCACCAAGCAAGGTGTAGGCCTTATCCTTCATTTCCTTAGTTTGGAACACTAGCAAATCGTCAAAACGACCAAGTTCAGGCACCTTAGTGATAAGGCGAGCGGCATCAGCTGGGTTAGTCTTTTCCAAGTGAGTCAACACTTGACGGAACAATTCACGCTCACCGGCGCCACCACGGACATCACGTGCCCATTGAACAATACGCAATGCCAGATCGGCATTTTCAACATAAGCTGCGGTGAATTGAGGGATAATGTTTTTCCCACGACTTGCGCCGATGTTGTAGAACAAGTCAACACACGAGTTAGCTGTTGACTCACGAGCCTTCATACCATTAGTAGTGCGGGCCTCTTGATTAGCGATTGCTGTTGCGAATTGCATACTGTTTCCTTTCTTAGTTTTTAACAGGTTAATACTAGTTTAATGTCCTAGCAGACACAAATTATGTTGCTGATGCTAACCTAAATTTAACAGGATAGTTATCTACTTTTTTCTTTTATCGAGGGGAACTGTCGAAACCACTCTATCTACTTAGTCTGGAGTTTGATGTCCAGGGTCAAAGTAGCATTCCAAGTTGATTAATTTGATTGCTGCACCTATCCTAAATCTCAGTGTCTAAGCATGTATTATAGCTTAGTTTTGTTTACTTGTCAACAATTGATTTCCATCGTTTACCCAAAAAGTTTAAATAAACCTTGGGTTCTAATGCTCTACTGTACAAACCGATTGCCCATGCATCGTTGGTTTCTACTAATGCGGTCTCACCAGTTGATAGTCTCCCTACATCTAATGTATACGGGTGATCTGTCTGCATTGCTTCAATCATCTGGTGTACTACAGTGAGTTCCGGCGATAAGGCCTCATCAGGACCATCATCATATCTTGCTGAACCAACAATCTTATTGTCATCAATGTAATAGCGCCATTCACTAATGAAGTCTACTACATTGCTAACAAAAATCAGTTCCTTGCCACGAGAAGCCATCACAATATCCCACTGCTCCCTATCATGTTCATCGTACTCTGCTCTATCTTTATCGGGATAGAATATAAATCCATTGAACAACTTTAACTTAGCAGCAGGCTTGATAAAGATCGGACTTAATGCAGGCACTATTAGTTGTGATTGTAGCATGTTTCGTACATAAATTTCGCTGCGTACAACGATACGCCTGTGTAAGAATGAATTCAACACCTTAGGGTATGAGTACCATAAGGGCACCTGGTGAATACCCATAATCTCAAAACATTCTCTTACAAATTCAACACTACCAACAGGCATTAAGTCCCCTCGGCATAATTCAGCTTTGAAGTCAAAGAGGGTTTGTAACATTCCCAAACTAGTACGATGTACCTTTGTATTAGTAAGCATACATGCTTGACTGATTGTTCGGGTTTCGTATGTACTGATATCTTGTAATAGAACTTGCATATAATTTAACGGGATGATCGTGCCAATTTGTTTATTTTCTGGTCTGGTTAATTAAAGCACCCAGACCCTATCAACAGTTCATGTTGACTATTCACACTCGGTTTTCTGTAGTGAACACATAGCATGTCTTTCCGTGCCGTCATCCATTCCTTAAGCGTCTATTTCTAGAACAGTATTTCTACTGTGCCCTGCGACCACCTTCTATAGCTTTGAGTTGAGTAGTTTTTTGTATGCTGTAGCCATCCCTAGCATTATTATCGTACTTGTTTAAGGTACTCTCGTCCAACTAGACCCTTTTCAATTTCCATCAATGCCATAACAGTTGGTCCCGCAGTTGTGGGATGATCTAATTTAGACTTATACCCACGCTTGATTTCCTTAGCTCTAGCTGATGCGATTAGCACCATTTCAAACCGATTACCAATCATGTCAACAGCCTCTTGGCTAGTGTACCTTGCCCTAGATTCAATCATACTATCTCCTTTTTAATGCCATAAAAATATAAATCGTGATGCGGCGCACCCACTTGAAATTCATATTCACTAAACATACTGTCAATATCAATGTATTTTCTGAAATCTTGTTCAGTTAAATTTTTGTAATATTCCCAACCATTTGTAACTGTTAACGGACTATCTTGTGGACTAGTACGGGTTGTGCCATGCTCACCTCTGCCTGTTGTAGCACAAGACATAAACACCAAACCAGTAGATTTAGTCAGCCTGTACATGTTGTTAAATGTCTCTACCCAATAGGGGTTATGTTCAAAACACTCACAACTACCTACAGTATCATATGTTTCATTTGGGTAATCTAATCTTTGACCTTCACATACTAAATCAACATCGTTGCCTGGGCCAACATCAATTCCCAGATAATCACATTCGGTGAAGAATATTCTAATGGTGCCGTTGATGTTTAGACTACCTACTTCTAACACTTTCTTATTAAAGAAGTGAGTTGGGAACTGTAATTTCAATCGCTGAATAAAATCAAATTGTTGTTGATGGGCCATATTATAAATTATTTGGAGCGGGATAGGAGAATCGAACTCCTGACTAAACCTTGGCAAGGTTTCATTTGGCCATTAAACTAATCCCGCGTACTAACTTGGTACCCTGTGACAGAATTGAACTGCCGCAACCGCCATGTAAAGACGGAGTTCTACCATTAAACTAACAGGGCTTACTATCTGTGTATTGTACTGCATTTTTTCTATTAAGTCAAATGCTTCTTGCTTATTTCGGGCATATTGACTTACTACTTTAAGTTGGCGGAAGTGGTAGGATTCGAACCCACGGTGCCTTTCGACACGCCTGATTTCAAGTCAGGCACCTTAGACCACTCAGACACACTTCCATTATTCTTTAATACCATATGTAAACACACTACTTGAACCTATGTTTCTCATCGTGTCGGCACAGGCGGAATGTGTTTGCATCTGGTCGGGGCACACGGACTCGAACCGTGATAGACCGGGTAAAAACCGGTTATTCTAGCCATTGAATTATACCCCGTATATGGTCCCTCCACTCAGAGTCAAACTGAGCCTTCTCGGATTAAGAGTCCGGTATGCTATCAAAACATCTTGAAGGGGTTGTGCATATTAAATTGTCTTTAATGTGCCAACCAGTTGACCATATACGGGGTCTACGATTGACACTATAGTTTACGAGATTTTCGTTTCATATAGTATCTACTTTCTTTGTGTTAATACAACCTTTTGCAGTAGTTGTTAACTGTTTTTTGGTGCCCTAGGTCGGACTCGAACCGACACGCTCTTTGCGAATTTTATTTTTGAAATAAATTTTCCAATGATAAATATAATTGAACCATAAGATTACGCATTATCAGTGAGTAATCAACAATGCATGGAGTCATTGCTGTCTGGTTCGCAACTATTTATCATGGAGAAATATATGTCAGAAGAAAAAGAATTCAAATCACCTCTTGTTTCCTGCATCAGATGCAGAGAAGTCAAATCAGCTAGAGGAATTTTTAGCCATTTCATAAAAACACATACTGTTGAGGGGGCCGAAAGAGCTAAATTAGCTGGAAAATTAGCAGCACCCAAATATAAACAATATTGTGTCAGCAAAAGATCAAAAGTCGTCAGTGCATATGCCGATCACCCTGCAAGATGTTCTCAATGCAATTCACCCTTGATATACGACAAAAGAAAAAATAAATTTTGCAATCAATCATGTTCAGCAGTTAACTCCAACAAACTGCGGCCTGCTGGCCATGCTTCTCGTAAATTAGGGAACGATTCGCGTAGAGAATCTGCCATTCTTAATAATAGTGGGCGCGCTAAACAACCCAAACCAGTCAAAGTAGAAAAACCTCTATACACCAAAATAGCACAATGTTGTGCATGTAATAAATTTTTTCCCGGTAGTAGTAAAAGTTGCTCTTTGTCATGCAGATCAATTTTAATGTCAGCCAATAAGTCTAATGCAGGGATTAAAAAGAATTGCATTGAATACAATGGTGTTAAGTTAGGTTCATCATATGAACTCACTGTTGCTCAAAGTATGGATGCAAATAATATTAAGTGGATTAAGCCTAAAGGACTTCGGTATATCGATCCGACAGGTAAACCTAGGACATATTATCCTGACTTTTATCTACCAGAATATGATATATACTTAGACCCGAAAAATGATTTCTTGATAAACAATCCAAACCCGTATCACGGGTTTATGGACTGCGATAAAATCAAATGGGCTGAAACATTCAATGTCGTAAGAGTGCTCATCTTGAATAAACACCAACTTGATTGGACCGTCTTCAAGAATCTTATTTAATGTGGGCGGCCCGAGACTCGAACTCGGAAAAACCTGCGGTCTAAACGCAGTAGCTGTACCAATTTGCATATGTCAGCCGCCCGAAATAATTAACTCTACCAATTTCGCCACCAGGGCAATATACAACAGGATTCGCTTTTTTTCTGATTAATGGTAGAAATTTTTAGCTTGCTGAAAGAATCCTAAAACTGGAGTGGGTGACAGGAATTGCACCTGCATTATACTGATTTGCAGTCAGGTGCCTAACTATTCAGCGCACACCCACATATATTATTTATCAGACTTTTCTCTGGCAGGGCGAGTTTCACTGGCCAATTGCGCTTGAATCATCATGCGCTTGAATGCATGACTTTGATCCATATCCTTAAATCCAATCAATGCACGAATTGTTTTCGTGCGCTTTGTTAACTTAAATGTCTTACTGGGTTTCATTTTGTTTCCTTGTTAAAAACTACATACTCTTGGCGGAGACGGTGAGATTTGAACTCACGGTGCCAATTACTTGACACGACAGGTTAGCAACCTGCTGCCTTAGACCACTCGGCCACATCTCCAAAATACATGGTACCCCCGCCGGGATTTGAACCCAGAAAAACGGCTTATGAGGCCGGCATTATAACCTGATTTAATTAAAGGGGCATTCATTCTTGGTGCGACTGGCCGGAATCGAACCGGCACGCGGTTAAGCGAGAGATTTTAAGTCTCTTGTGTCTACCTATTTCACCACAGTCGCAAATCTTGTTACTATTATATATCAAATAGTAATTGTTGTCAAACTAATTTAGTATCAGCTTGACCATTATATAAATAATGTTATGTTACAGAACAAAGCCCGTATTCCATTACATCTACGCCGTAGAGTATTAGAACGAGATGGCTATTATTGTGTTTTTTGTGATGAGGACCTGCGTGATGCTGAGATACACATGGATCATGTTATCCCAGAATCAAAAGGAGGTCCAACTACATACGATAATCTACAAGTAACTTGCAGAAAATGTAATCTTGCTAAGGGTGTCTTATCGGAAAGTGAATTCACAAACCGACTAAGAACACGAGCAATGAACATTTTGAATAAACTTGGAGCGGGATAACGGAAGTCGAACCGTTACTAGAAGAATGGAAATCTACTGTGCTACCACTACACCAATCCCGCATATATTGAATTTGTAAGCATAGGACCCTCAGGTTAGTTCCTATTATTTAGATGTGCAACGCTAGCAATTCACACCGAGGTTTTCCAGGGCATGTCACTTGGGATACTAGTCTAGCGTATAGACCTTTCTACCTCGGACACTATGTGCCCGGGTGGGGATCGAACCCATTTGCCTTCTACTATAAAGTACCTTCGAAGAATACAGTATAGCGTGACTTTCTCTTGCTGACACTTACAAAACTTTTTTGATAATTACCATATAGAAACATCTTATCCCCGATTACGCCTCCAGCATGCCTGCCTCCGTGACGATTAATAAGATGTTTTTATATGGCGAACTCGTGCGGGCAGGATTTCGAAACCTGCATTAAACCCAATAACGGGTTTTTCCTAGCCATTAGAAGACCGCGAGTTCCTCAGGTCATGACTCCCGAGTATGGTTAAGGGTAATTACTCCTTATGAGACCATAGTTCAACAGACTAGAACGACCCTAGTGCGGGAAACTATTATATTCCTCTGTGCAGCGTCTGTTGCTCAGTCACCACCCTGAGAGTAAGATACTGTTGAGTAATCTGTTGAACTATGATACCATATAGAAACACACTGACTTGTATACGCTGCCTATTATAGCAGAGCCGTTCTGATTCAGGTTGCCGGCTAGTGTGTTTTTATATGGTAGAGGACATTCTGTGAGGATTCCCCGTGAAGCAGATCACTGCTCTCCTGTTACATTGCATGATTGTACTATTGCTCGTCCCAGGGATTTTCTGCAGGATACCCCGATGACTCATACTGGATAATGTAACTTATCCGCTGCTCTTTGGCGCCTCGTAGGGGATTTGAACCCCTGATCTCTACCGTGACAGGGTAGCGCATTAGGCCAGCTATGCTAACGAAGCAATAAAAATTGGAGACAGCCTACACAAAAGGGATGCCTCTTGTGCCGTCCACATTATTCGCTTATCTTTGATTACCTTTGCCGCCGGCTCGCGGGGGATAAACAACTGATAAGTTTCAGTCTCCGAAATCTGGTGAATGCTGATGGTAACGATCCATCAGAGCCTCGCGGCGTCCGGGTTACAGCCGGAACCGTCTCCTTAACGGTATAAGCATCCATGTTATATATAAACTCACTTGCATCTGCCTTGTGGGCTGCGTGTTCTACACCCTTGATTCCAGACTAGTACTAGGGGCGGGTGCTCATTTACACTAGAGCTTATATATAACTTTTCGCTACGCTGTCTTTCACAAGATTGCGGACTGTTATCACCTTGCAACAAAATCGTGCTTGATGTTGTCTTAGCGAGAAATTACATAATTAATTTTTTAATGATCTTGTTGCAGATAACTCTATCATTTTCTGCTATGTGTCTATTATAACACCGTTTAGATTAATTGTCAAGAACTTTTTGTGTCTACTAGCATTAAGCTACCGTTTCCAAGAACTATTCAATCAATCTAAGTATGTATTATATACTAAACACCATTTATTGTCAACCTTTTGGAATAAGTTCTAATCCTGCATCACTATACTTCCCGTCCACTCTAATAGTATATGAGAAGTGAGGTAAAGGATCTACTCCATGATAATCCGAAGTATTATAAGCATATAATTTGTAATCTTTAGGTAAAAATATCTTATTGTCATTTAAAGAATCATATATGAATACCGATCTATATCCACCGGGATTAAAATTAATATGATGATCAAAACCCTCGTACATCGGTTGATCTCTATGACACGGGACTCTTGCTTCAGGCCAAGAGCCATATATGACCACCCTACCAATTTCCTTAAATGGCAATTGTTCAATACATTTTTTAGTGTATGGAAACTTTTCAATTATATCAGCCCAAGGATATAAATCTTGAGTTTTAGTTCTAAACCAATTTGGTTTTAAATCTAAAATGAAATACCAAGGTATTAAACTTTTATGTTTAAAAAATAAATATTTTCTTTTTTCCATCGGAGACATGTTAGTAAACACACTTTTGTCTCCTGCATAATTAGCTAAAATTGATAATTCAAACTCAGCATCAATTTCTCTTTCTCTAAGTTTAGGAGGTATACCTCCACCAACCATTGGAAATTTATCAAGATTCGTAGTAGCAAGTGCTATGCAAATTTCCTCATTCATTTTTTCAAAATCAAAATTGCATGAAGCAGTAAAATCTACAAAAGGCATTCCATTAATACCATTAATCACGGCTGGGATAAAATTATGTTTTGAATCTATCATTTAATTTCCTTTTATTATGGTCCGGCGTAGAGGAATCGAACCTCTATAATGACTTTAGAAGAATCATGTCCTATCCGTTGAACGAACGCCAGATGATTTTCACTACTGACAGTATATCATACAAGTGATTTAGTGTCAAGTTTTAGACGGTTAGCGATTGTCTGAATTGTTCTAAATCCGCCAGAGACATAATCATATTAAATTTAGGTTGTTGTTTACCAGGTTCTTTGGCATGTTCATCTGTTGAATACATCCGAACATGGTAGTGGCCCGGAAGGACATCAATGAGATTGGTTTCGCAAAATACTTTATAACCTGCTGAATTACTAATTAACATAAATGCTCCATTAAAAATTTGGCAAGACCGTATCCGTCGTTGTCGTAGGTTAATGCAACCCGTGCCTGTTTGGATGTTGCCTACATAACTTTCTACATTATATACTGTATAAGTTACTGCTAAAATTTGGTGCCGATTGTCGGATTCGAACTGACCACATCCGCCTTACAAGAGCGGCGCTCTACCAAATGAGCTAAATCGGCAATTTCAATAGCAATGTCGTTACTTACTGCTATCTTTATTTAATATGAATTCTACACTAGCTTGATTTTTATGTCAATCTAAGTCTGCCAAATTCTAGAATGTTTTGGAACACCTGCTAACAAGTAATCCATTTGATCCACTAAGATATTACGATGTTGTAAAATCATGTTTTCGTGATGAGAAGGGATATACGGAACATATAATAGTTCCATACGAGATTCCTTCAATGTCTTATGACCTTTCTTACTATTACAAACTTTACATGCAGTCACTACATTTTCCCAAACATTGTAGCCACCTAAAAATTTAGGGACAATATGGTCCCTGCTTAAGTGATGAGTGTTGGCATGATGTTTGCCACAATACGCACACACTTGCCGGTCCCGTCCAAACAAGGTTTTGTTAGTCAATGCCACAGTAGCATGTTTGTATGGATTGAATCCGTGACCTTTAACAGCAATAATACTAGCAGTTTCAAGATAGCTTTGATCACCGGAGTTTTGAACACCACCGTGATACTTAGCAACAATTTCACCCATGCTCCATGCTACCGCACCTTTGGCATGGTATGTAATTGCTTCATCGTGTGAGATCCATTGTCTTGGGATCCCTGAAATGTCCAATGCTAAAACAGCCATGTTAAACTCCTTTTCTGTCGTTGTATTTACCCCCTGAGAGCCTTGCAAGAATTGAACTTGCATCTCAAGTATCGGAAACTTGTATGCTATCCATTGCACCAAAGGCTCATAATGTTTATTATACTACAATTAGTATTTTGTGTCAACCAAACTAAAATCTAGATTGGTGTTGGTCTCACTAGATAGATTTGAACTCGCAGAACCCGGCTTTTTAGCCCGGTACTATTCGGTTATCAAATCATGTTTGGGTACAGTTAAGTCCAGTGTTTTTAGACAGTAACTTGTATAACTAGCAATCCGGGCACTGTTAGGAACAAATTATTCCAGTACCCTGCCTCGGGAACCATGATCCAAATTTTAGAATTTGACGGAGCAATAAGTGTGCTAGGTATTTCAAAATGAACTAGTGCTAATGCTTCAGCAACTCCTAAATAAGTTTTGGAAAAATCGTCTCCCACTAATAATGTATTTTTAGATGCAAATTTCTTGATATCATGTAATACATGATTAACCGCATGATTTGCATCTATAAAAACCATATCAAATTGTTTTGTTAAATTATATTCCAAACTTGATGCAACTGATATCTGTATGTGATCTGCAACTTCTGGGGTTAAACAAAACCGAAATGATTCTTCCCAACTCCCTGTATTTTTAGCTATTTCTTTAATTTTGTTTTTGTAATATTGACTACCTTTAATATTATTATCAGAAATGTGTAATCCATATGGATTACTAACGTCAAATGTGTCTACCACTTCTAAAGTTGCACTAGCAGGTTTTCCTGAAAATAATGCAGATGTGGACCTGCCTACAAAACAACCAACTTCCAAAATGCTTCCGTTTTCAGGAACATAACTAGCAAGCCGGTTAAGTATCTCTAAGTCAACAACAGACATCCAACCGGGTATTAATAAATTATATCTCATACATTATTTATTAAATGTTGACTTGAACTATCATCTATTCCTTAGGAGAAAATTGTTCTATCCAGTTGAACTATAGCGAGAAATAATTTGGTACCATAGGTTGGATTTGAACTCAACCCTTCTAATGTTTCAATTGTTCAATGAAACTTTTACAACACTAATCCCGAATATTTGTAATGCCCATTCAATGAATAGGCCTTTCCTTCATCATATATGTCTACAAACATATATGTTCTAATACTGTTACCTAAATTTTCACTATAATGTATTAATTTATTATTAATCTCATACAATTGCCCGATGGATAAATTAAATTCCTCATTTCCTATAAAAGATACACACTTATCGTTACCTGTTATAGGTATCACTAGTCTAGTGCAAAAATTATGGTAATATATACTGTCTATGTGGGGGTATTGTCTTCCGCTGGGGTTAAGTGCTACAAAATGTGATTTTAATACATTATGTTTCGGAAATATAGATTTGATGTTTTCTACAACCGGCATAGCAACATCAATTAATGTATTAATGTCTTTCACATAGACAGGTTGTGGTCTAATGTGCCTCATTAATTTATTATAATTAAATTGAATTACCCCGGAATTCTTAAATGCAATATCAGCTATATTGAATAGATTACTATGTTTTTGCCATTCAAAATTTAATATACAATGTCTCAAAGAGATAAATTCTTGAGTTGATTCTAAATCTAATAGAAATTTTACTTTACCGTCGAAATGCATTTTTGTAAAACCAAAAGAGCACCAACATGTGATATTTTTTTATATCCGTTAGCTAATAATTTTTCACTTTCGTATTCTACATCAATAAATCTATGAAAGTGATCCTTAGGAAGAAATGGTCTGCAATCATGCATTAATAAATACCCCCCTTCCTTAAGTTTTGGTTCCCAAAACTTAATATTCATGGATAATGACGGATTAGTGTGTAAACTATCTTCAAAATACATATCAATAGGTGTATCCCAATTTACAAAATCAACCGGACTTCTACCTTTATATAAATGAATATTACTGTAAGATAAGATTTTACGCACATTATCTAATGATCTAACCGGCTTCTTTTCTTGTAAAAGTTGCGAAAATAACTTATACTGGTTCGGGCCTCTATAGGCAGTATGGGTATCGTCCTCGAATAAATCAAAAGAATGCACCGATATTGATTTATTTGTATGTGCTATTATTGCTGCACTGCCGCCCATAAAACACCCAACCTCAACCACTACAGAATTATCACTAAGCTGTAATGCAACGTGCTCCAATGAGAGTGCCTCATCCAATGACATTAATGCCATTTTATAAAAAAGAGATATAGTATGCATGTTATATTTATGCATAATGTAAAATGTTAATTATGTTATATTTTTATTGTTATCTCGTTTAGAGATGAGACACAGCTTGATTTGAACGAGTTAGGCCTTGCAGTAACAATATTAAAACAATTTTATTTTGGTCCCGACTCTTGGTTACGCTCCAAGCCCTCCTGTTCTTCAGACAGGCGCTTCCACTAGGTTAGCTTAGTCGGGATATGAGTTTTTGAGAGACCAACTATCTTTCTTAAGGACTCACTGGCTTGTCTCGGTTGTAGGAGTTTATACGACCTTATGTTGCTACTGGGGTGTCATGCTCAAGAAATAGGGCACTAGCGCACAAGGGACTCTACTACATCGTCTATCTCAAAACTGAATTTGTAGTAGGCTGCACACATTATCATTAAGTTGCGCTACGATGTTTAACGACATTTAAGCCCGCAACGCCTTTACCCTAGCTAACCGCTAGACTACAAAACTTTTTAGTGTGTAAGCATGACCAAACCTGCTACTTACACTTCAGCTACCTTACCTTGGCGCGTGGCGTTGTGGTCAACCCATGTAGCTTACAAAACTTTGGCGGAAGACGGAGGAGTCGAACCCCATCCCATTTCTGAGAACCCGGTATTCAAAGCCGGTCGCAGGACCATCCCCGCTGCATCATCTTCCATAACTGGTACCCCGCCTCGGATTCGAACCGAGAACAATCTTCCTTTTGAAGGAAGCGACTTTGCCAGATTTGTCCAGCGGGGCATAATAAAACAGGATGTTGTGTCTAAGCCGGGACTCGAACCCACGACACGCCCCCAGCGGGCCGGCCTCTTGAGTGCCTTTCGGCGATGGTAAGAGAAGTTTACTTTTGCTGTACTCATCCTAAAAATCTTTTGGTGCCCTGGGCGAGACTTGAACTCGCAGATTACGGCTTCTTAGACCGTTGACTTTGCCAATTTGTCTACCAGGGCATGTTTGGGGGTAATTATCGTAAACGAACATGATGGGTCGAGTAACGAGAATCTAACTCGCTCCGTGTGTGCCACAAACACAAGTGCTAACATTACACCATACTCAACATAAAATTAGTGGAACCTTTACACTATGGATACCGTAATTGATTGGTCTCGGTAGCAGGAATCGAACCTACGCTTCAACGTCCCAAACGTCGGGTGATACCATTTCACCATACCGAGAGAATTTCTTTTATACATTCCTCAATGAAACTTGAGAAGTTGATTGGTTGCGATGGCAGGATTTGAACCTGCGATTCTTGGCTTATGAGACCAAGCGGATGACCACTTCCATACACCGCGTAATTATTTATCTTATTTTCTTGGTACGTGATAAAAGATTTGAACTTTTGACCTCTACAATGTCACTGTAGCGTTCTTCCATGCTGAACTAATCACGCATTTAACAGGATGCTGTTTTGCTTTTTTTCAATAAAGTTTGTTTTTCTTGCTGGAAGCATCCTAAATTTGGTGGAGGATAACAGTTATCCCCCGAAATTTGTGATTGACTACTTATCTCATTGTACGCCATCAATCAAGGCGAGTTTTATGGCATCCCCCCAGGGCTACGATCCCTGTCCTTCGGTTTTGGAGACCGATGTGCAGCCCATTACACCTGAGAGATATATTTTTGGTCTGTGTGGCAGGATTTGAACCTGCGATTTCCCACTTCCAAGGCGGGTAGATTAAACCAGACTTTCTCACACACAGATAAACTTTGGCGTACCCCCCCAAGGACTCGAACCCTGACTGACCGACTTTGGAGGCCGGTGTGCTGCCATTACACTAGAGATACATTAACTTTGGTGGACCGCTGGAGTAACTAACTCCCACTATATTTAATATCCCACTCTTTAATTCTAGTTAGTAACTCATCTAATAAGATTGAACATTTACTATGTTTAGATGAATTCTTATTATGCTGCATTAACATGCAATTTGCCGGATGCCTTATAATTTCTGATGCAATATTATTATCAAATCCGTAGCGGACGCTAACCATATGATCCCTACTTACCCCAGTTAAATGGTCTCCACGATTTTTCGCTTTATACCATCCGTACTGTTCGACTAATGTAAAGTCAAATTCTGTCGGATAGTCATTTAGACTAAACTTAAAGTTACAATCTGTCCGGTAATTTGTTAGGGCAGGCCTTCGCAATCTTGCTGCTAGGCCTCTGCTAATGTTACTGTGTGTTGTTGAGCAAGATTGGCTACATGTCTTCCTATCCCGTTTTGTATAGTGTTTCGTATATGTAAACGGTGTATTACAATTAATACAATTTTTTGTTATCTCTTCTGGCGGTTTGTAAATTCTACCACTCAAGGTAGCAGATGTTTGTTGTCTGTGTTCTTCAGTTACAACATGACTATTACTGCATGTCAAAGAACAAAAGTATTTTGCCTTAGTAGGAAATTGTAAAGCTCGTTCGGTTACACTAAGTGCTACATTGCATTTTTCACACTCCACGGAAAATTTCGTAAGTTCACCAAGTTTCAAATTGTGAAACTTATCACGACTATCTTTGAGTTTAGCACGGCTTACGGTGTCATTATATTTTCCATTATGTCCACTTGAGTAGTGGGTGGCTCCTAAATGCGCTCGGGCTACATGAGTATGAATACCCTTTACTGATTTAACTTCCTTGCAGTATATACAACTGCATAATATTTGTTGTTCCATATAGTTATTTATGCCTGGTGGAGCATATCCATATTGAACTTAAATGGTGGAGAATATCGGTTCTGCCCCGATCTGTATCTTCATTGCAAGTGAAGTGACCACCCTAAGCAGTCCCATTCCCCAAATTCTTTCTAAATTCATTTATGTAGGTTTTCTGAGAGCCGCACTATCTTCCTAAGAGCCCTCTGCTGCCCCCATTATTCGCAACTAACAGGACTTGATACCTGCACCTCGTACCCATAGAGGGCCTTGTTCGCTTGAACTATAGTCGCTACTAAAAATTGGTACCCGGTAGAGGTAACGCTCCTCTGTCTTTCGATTATCAGTCGAATGCTCTACTTTTGTGCTAACCGGGTATAATAAATACTTACATGAAAACCTACAAGAATGTTACTCCAGGAGGTTTAAACTTTCACCTATCATTATGTGATGGTGTTTGTTGTATGATTGTATATGATAGATTCTTTTGTGAATATCATATGCAATACTTTACTAATATCAACAAAGCCTTACGCTTTATTAACAATCTTTGATTGGTGGTAATAATTGGACTCGAACCAACGATTGACTGCATATGAAGCAGTTGCATTAGCCGCTATGCTATATTACCATTAAATGGAGCTCCTAGGAAGAATCAAACTTCCGACTACACTATACCACAGTGTCAGTATTTCATTTACCTATAAGAGCCGATTGGTGCGCCCCGAGAGGTTCGAACTCCCGACCCCCGGCTTCGTAAACCAGTGCTCTAATCCAGCTGAGCTAGAGGCGCATTATAATACAGGATGCTTTTTTGCTTCATTTCAAGTAAAGTTGTATTTATTTGCTGGAAGCATCCTAAAACTGAACATTTATAAGCACACTTAAACTTTTCTTCAGTGCTATGGACACTATCTCCCATTCCAAGAGGGCGTAGAGTGTGTGCTTATAGATGGTGCCCCTTGACAGAATTGAACTGCCTTATCCTGATTACAAAACAGGCGTAATACCGGTATACGAAAAGGGCAAAAAATGGCTCCGCATCTGGGTAACGATCCCAGCTAGTCATTGATTAACAGTCAAGCCCATGCACCATGCTCGGGTTCTGCGGAATAAATTAGTGATTGTGCTACGTTGGGACTCTTACCCCAGTGTTTCTCAACCTTTTCGGGGCTGACGCAGTATACACTGCAAAGAACGCCGCACGACCATGACGTTCTACTGTTTACTTTGTGGCTCTTGCTTTCCACTTGATTCTTGGTGGAGCAGAGAGGGTTCGAACCTCTACAGCAGTACTGTCCTCCGGGTTACAGCCGGGAGCCCTTCCTCTCAGGCGTCTACTCCATAAACTTGGTACTCCGAACGGGTTTCGATCCCGCTTCTCCAACTTGAAAGGCTGGCGTCCTAGCCACTAGACGACCGGAGTAAAATATAACAGGATGCTTATTTTTCAATTATCATTTGAATTGTTGTATTTGCTGAACGCATCCTAAAACTGGCAGGGGATATCAGATTTGAACTGATGATGCCGATTTCAAAGACCGGTGCCTTAGGCCAACTAGGCGAATCCCCAATAAATCTGTTTCGCACTATTTCTAATGCGTGTATTAAAACACACTACGGAATTAAACCGTCTTACCCGATACCCGGCTCGTGGCCGCGACCGAAACTGAGTGTACAACACTTTGACATTTGCGGATCTGCTGTTAGGCTCACCGATCAACGAATGTGTTTTAATACGAACTAATTTTTCCTCCCACATAAGGGATTCCATCCTAGTTCACGCCCGTTCGTCCATGTTTTAAGTGCAGACTAGGTCCTCGTTACCTATACACACTATCTAACTCTCCACTACACAACTTTATAGTTGCTTCTTAATTAACACTTAGTATAACAGAGTATCCATTTACTGTCAAACTCTGTTATGTTGTTTTTACGCAACATCTTACTATTCTTTAAAGCCTTTTTACTTGCTTCTTAATTAACACTTAGTATAACAGAGTATCCATTTACTGTCAAACTCTGTTATGTTGTTTCTACACAACACATTAACTGGAAACCCCTGAGTACTTTCGTATCCCAGGGGTTTCATAAATCTTGTAGAGTTGTTACTTTAAGTGTAACTTTCTCTTTCTATGAAACCCCTGAACATTCTTTGTGCATCAATATTTGTGCCGCGAATACTAGGTGTTGCTGAATAATTCCCCTCAAAGGCCGCTAATACGGGGCAAGATGGTACTATCGACCATAGTCCTGTATGTTTCGGCAATTGACTGAGATTTTTCATCATAGTAGTTTATTTAGTCCTGGTTTAAAAAAACTGCAAATTAAGTTATCTTTTTTTGCAGTTCATGTATGAATTATATCAGCTTTTCTATTTTTAGTCAACCGCATGCTTGCCCTTTTTCTTGCAAGCTCTTTTGTACAGTATAACATATAATAATCCCATGAATTATATTTAAGTTAGGAAACACAGAGTAAATACAACATGAACAAAGAAATTCAGTTTACCTTTAATCTAAGTAATACTAGGAAGCATGAAATAGAAAATGCTTAACTATTTATTATTACCGGAAATTACCGAATTTGCAAAAATTTTAGACTATACAGATAACATAGTGTATACATCCATCTCTCCGGGTTTCAACGCATATCTCATTAAAGACTATGCAATTTTGCATCAAATTAGAAAAATATTTAAACCAATGTTAGGAGAAGAGTACAATAAACGAACAATAGTGTGGCTTCAAAAAATAGATAGCAGATTTAATGATTATATACACAGAGACCCAAGGATATATGGAATTTCATATATACTTAAAACCGGTGGGTCAGACGTAGTAACATCTTTATACGATGACAATCAACATATTAAATATTCAACTATAATAT